AACCCACTACTGCTCGATGTGCCAATAGGAGTGTGTAAGATGCAACTTAACAAACGCGGGGAAGGTATCATTATTCTGCTGTTAGTTATCTTAATCGTAACCCTCATCCTTATGTTTGCGGTGCCCTGGCTCAGGCTAGTTTCCAGCCCGTAACGCTTGGCGGTACCAGCTACGGGCACAATACCCGGCGGGCTGGAAATTGGCGCTTGACTTTTCTTTTTAATTTGCTATAATGATTATAGCCGTTGTCGGTGTGGCAAGCCGACATACCCAGACGGTGACAAAGGACAGGATACAATGCAAAACTCTTACCAACCCAATAAGACACCCTTACTCATGCGGCTTGCACCGAGCCGCTGCCAGGCGGAAGTATCCTGTCCGCAGGCCGCAGCAGTAAGGGTGTTTTGTTTTTCCACATTGCGGGGTAGCCTAGTCCGGTCCACGGCGCGTGGCTCATAACCACGAGATCGCGGGTTCAAATCCCGCCCCCGCTACCTAACAAATACAAACTAAGGGAAACATGCAGGAGAGTGGACGTTATGACAGGCTTTCAATCACCTAACCATACACAAACACCAAATGATCTATTTGATGAGCACATGCGGGATATGAAAGAAACAGAATTGAAAGTTGTGTTAGCAATCATCCGAAAAACGTTTGGGTTCCATAGAACGCGAGTGCGTATTAGTCTGTCAGACCTTCAAGAGATCACCGGGTTATCCAGACAGGGTGTAATCAGTGGAGCCGAGGCCGCAGAACTTCATGGCTTTATCACAAAGCAGAATGACGGGGGGGTTATTATCTACCATTTAGTAGTCAAAAATTTAGACCAGGTAGTCAAAAATTTAGACCAGACTAGTCAAAAATTTAGACCGCCATCTATTAAAGAAAAAAAGAAAGAAAAAACATTAAGCGAACGAAAAGCAACAGCCAAAGAGCGCATCGAAAAGCAACGTGCTTCTAAGGGTGATGTTCTTGATCTACTGACAGAGAACTTGCCGCATTTGAAGGCACAGACAGAAATGCGCCAACGGGTAGAAAATGCGCTGCACCGCAACCTTGATTGGGATAGTCCGCGTAGTCCCTGGAATGGGTACGAAAAGAAGTTAATCCAACGCGAAAAAGACACAGGGGAAACGATAGAGCGGTTTATGGAATGGTTCAACGATGATGACTTTAGGAAAAATGGCGTAATTTACCTGAACCCTACCAAAATAGACGATTGGTGGTTGCAGGCGTTTGAACCTGAACCCGAACAACCACAATACAAAAAGGTGAGATATGACCCCGAAGATGACAAAAAATACGCACCCCCGCCAAAGACTAAGCCAAACATACAAACAGCGTTTGCAGGAAAATCAAAGTAAGGCCGCCCCTATCATGGCAAAGTTTGAAACAGGGACAGGAACCGAACGCGATCTGGCAATCTTTATCAACTGTGTGCAAGAACGCGCAATTATTTTTGATGAAATGATGACTAACCCACCGCCTATCACTGCAGCAGGATTGAGCGAACAGGACGCTAACAGGATAGCGGACTTGATGACAAAGGAAAAGCCATGACAACCCCAAATAGTTTAGAGATCGAAGAAACCGTCATCGGCACCGTGTTTCGTGGTGGGCGCGATACCTACGAACTCATTTCCGATTTTGTTTCAGCAGATGACTTTTACAGCCATGCACTCAAAGCAGCTTGGAAGGCAATAGATAGCGTGTACCGTGACGGCCTACAAATTGACACCATCACCGTAGGTGATGAACTGGAACGCAAAAACCAGCTAGAAGATGTTAGCAACGGTGGCAAAGTTGGTCGCGTGTATCTCAGCTATATTTATGATGGTGCTGGAATGCCCGCAAACGTTGACAGTTACACCGAGAAACTAAAGGATTACGCCATCAAACGAGAGTTGATAGAACACAGCAGCCAAATAGCAACTTGGGCATACAATGGACGAAATGCAAGAGATATTGTCAATGATGCTGTCAACTATCTCGGCGGGCTCCAAACCGCTAACGGAAAGGTAGATAAACACACGCAATCCATCGGGCAGGCCGTCTCAGAAGCATACGACCACACCGACAAGGCTGCAAAGAACGAATTGCAATACATCCAAACAGGGCTGATAGACTTAGATAAACTGCTCACTGGCCTGTATGGTTCAGACTTGATTATCGTTGCCGGTCGGCCTGGACAGGGGAAAAGCGCACTACTGACGACCATCGCAAAGAATGTAGCAGAGAATGATAACCATGTTACCTTCTTTGGCTTAGAGATGGCGAACAAACAAACGGCGCAAAGACTGATTGCACAGGAAAGCGGGGTACCAACGGATAGGCAGAGAAGCGGGAAATTATTCCCGGACGAATGGACAAAGTATACGGCAGGAGTTGAGAAGATTAGTCAATTGCCAATCATGCTAAACGATATGCCAGCTATCACCCCCAACGGCATCAGAAAGGTGCTGCGAAAGATGGACAGGTGCGATCTTGTCATCGTGGACTATTTACAGTTGCAAAAGTCAGACAAAAGGGCAGATGTACGCTATCAGGAAGTTGACGCGATTGCCTATGGACTAAAAGCAATTGCAAAAGAATTTGATGTTCCTGTACTGACCGCAGCGCAAATGTCAAGAGCAGTAGAACAGCGCCAAAACAAACGGCCCGTGTTGTCTGACCTGAGAGAAAGCGGGGGATTGGAACAAGCCGCTGACATAATTATGTTTATCTACAAACCTGACCAGTATGGAAATGATGCACAGAAAAACACAACAGAATTGATAGTTGCAAAATACCGTAATGGTCCGATTGGTAGCGTTGATCTTGTCTTTAGGCCAACATTGACAAGGTTTGAAAATTCGACAAAAATGGCGGAGGTTGCATAGTGGAAATTTTAGTTGAACCACAATCAAGCGTATTCAATCCCAAATTTACCTGCTGGTTTTATTGCCCACATTGCTGGGACAGGTATTATCAGGTATTCTTGCGGGATGAAGGTATCTATGAAGTCTATAGATGTCCGAACTGCCAACAAGAAAACAAGATTGCGGTGCGGTGATGAATCCATCTGAAATCGCAAAAGAAATCATATATTCTAAAAAGCGCGTGATGGAGTTTCCTGGCGTGAAAAGCACAAGAAAGGTTAGGGAAGCGCTCAACCGACGCGGGTATAGAGATGATAAGATAGTGCTTGGGGTGTCGAGGGGGGTATTATATGCTGTGAAGAAGTACATGAAAGGCGGATAGGATGACGAAAATACAGACGATCAGTAAGACGGAAATAGAAAAGATTGGGGATGTCGCGAAGCTGGCAGAATTGAACGGCGTAGCTAAAGCTGCGATGCAGTTCTATAAAGCCAAAGACGATCACATCATGTCACAACGCGCTAAAGAAATGTACTTTAGAAGCGCAAGGCAAGCAGGTTTTTTATTACTGCCTGAGAACACGCCAAGAGAAACCAAAAATAGATATTCTAGCTCATTCCATGTGGAACGAGCTACACAATATCAAGAAGCGCTGAAAGGGGCAGGCATCACACCGAAGATAGCTAACACCTGGCAAAAGCTGGCGCAAGTAGGCGAAAAATTATTTGAAGAATACCTGGCTGCCGCAATCTATGAATGGGGGGAGTACACAATACATGGCTTATTGAAGTATGCGCAAATGCCACACGTCGGTTTTAATTCCGGCGAAAACGAATGGTATACCCCGCCCGAATACATCAAGGCCGCCCGCGCCGTGATGGGGAGTATAGACGTTGATCCCGCATCCAGCGACAAGGCAAACGAGATTGTCAAAGCAAAGGTATATTACACCAGAGAAGATGACGGGCTGACAAAAGACTGGGCTGGCAAGGTATGGCTGAACCCGCCCTATTCGCTGGAACTGCTCAGATTGTTTGTCAAAAAATACACTGCGTCTATCCTGGATGGGAGTGTCAAGGAAGGGATCGTGCTCGTCAACAACGCAACCGAAACAAATTGGTTTATGCAACTTGTCAACGTCTCAAGCGCCATTGTGTTTGTAAAGGGGCGCGTGCGTTTCCTGGACATTGACGGTAACCCGGGCGCACCGCTGCAAGGGCAGGCGCTTATTTATTCCGGAGATGCGCCCGATAAGTTCCTGAGCGAGTTCTTGCATTTCGGATGGGGCGCTAGACTATGACACGCGGGACGATACGCAACAAAAAACAAAGATTGCAAATAATTGATATGTCGAAGTTGCGCTATGGGAACATGACACCTACCGACTTAGACGCAATGATTGAGTACAAAAATGCCGGTTTTGTATTGATCGAAGTGAAATTTAACAGCGAATTCTATACACTGAAAGGCCAAAAGTTAGCGCATGAAAGAATGGTTGACGCTCTCTGGATAGCAAAGAAACCAGCAGTGTTGTTGTTTGCAAGCCACAACACCCCCCTTAACAGTGAAGTGAAACTGGATACTTGTACTGTAAAGTGGTTTAGGTATACCGGACGCTGGCGAAAAGGAAATAACGCAACAGTAAAGCAAATGGTTGATAGCTTTATCGAACACTTAGATAAATTGATTGAGGCACGTCAGTCAATGAATTGAGAGAAGATGTCACGAGGCAATGACTTTTTCCGCGTAATACTCCCCTGGCCTGATTGGGGCATAAGCCCGAATAGCCGCCTACATTATCGGGCAAAAGCACAATTGACAAAGAAACACAGGTATGATGCAAAGATGTTATCACTTGAAGCAATCGGTATGAATAA